TTGTTGACGAGAGGCGCGATCGTCTCGAGCATCCCGGTCTGGGGGCTGATGCGGAAGCCCGGCGGCGGGACGTAGCCGGGCGGGTAGAGGGGCGGTTTCGGTTGAGGTCCGCGTGGGAACTTCATGACGCCCCCTGTGCGACGTAGCGCGCATAGGCCTGCGCGAGCTTCAGGTCGTAGCGGTTCGCCTTGTATGACTTGCCGTTGTACCGAAGCGCGAAGTCGGACCAGCGGCGATCGCGCAGCTCATCGTCGAGACCGTTCGTCTTGACGAATGCGCAGAAGGCCAGCAGGTGCTCACGCTCGGTCCGGCACATGTCGACGACGAAGGCCTCGAGGTCGACGTAGCCGGCTGCGGCGTGGTTGAAGCCCATGATCTGGAACTTGCCCCAGCTCGCGGACATCAGCGCTGCCGGGCGGTCGAGAGTGATCGCGATCTCGAGCCGAGCTTGCTCGTCCTGCCAGGTCGCGCCGTAGTGGATGCGCGTCCATTCCGCATAGCTCAGCGTCGGGTGCGTGTCGTCGAAGCGGCCCTTCGTGAACTGGTGGAACTTGTGCCCTTCGAAGAGTGTGACCGGCGAGCCGTCGGGGTTGAAGCCGCTGGCGCGCGACTCGACCTCGGCGACGGCCTTGATCGCCGCTGCCTCGCACCCGAGCAGTGCGGCCGCCTGAACGAAGTCGGAGGCCATCAGCGACTTGTTCACTTCGCCGTCCTGCCTTCCCGCGCCTCGATGACGGTGACGCGCCGGCTCAGATCCTCGAGCTTGAACTTCACCTCCGACTCGGCCTTCGCGCCTGCCACATCGGCCCGGTTGAGCTTGTCGTTGATCGACTTGACCTCTGTGCCGATCTCGGCCTGCTTGGCGCTCTGCTCCGTCTGCTTCTCGCTGATGCTGCGCATGCCGAAGACGAGGCCAGCTGCCTGCACGGCGACGGCCGCCAGCACCGTCAGGATCCACGGCATGGGGATCTCGCGCGTGATCTTGATCACCGGCTCCTTGCCGTTGAACTGGCCGTGGTCGGTTTCGCGGGTGGGTGGCATGTCCATCTCTCAGACGAGCTTGGCGACCTTCGCCTCGAGCGCCTCGATGCGCTCCATGGCTTCCTGCAGGGCCTTGACCGCCTTCAGGTAGAGCACGCTGTACTGCACGCCCTTCGTGGTCGTGCCGTCCTCGTCTGGGCTGTCGTACACCAGGCCGGGAGACACGAGCTCGGCCTCTTGCGCGACCAGGCCGAGGTGCTCCCTGGCGCCTTCGCCGTCGGCGATCAGCTTGTACTTGCGCAGGCGCAGCGCCTTGATGTCGTCCCACTGCGAACCGGCATCGCGGATCCCGGTCTTCAGCTTGGCGTCGGAGATCGCGCCGTAGCTGTTGTTCGCGTTCTGCAGATTCCCGTTGCTGTAGATCAGGCAGCGATTGGCCGCGTTGTCCCGGTAGCGCGCGAAGATCTGCGTCGTGTTGTTCGGAGCGGCGGCGCTGAAGAAGACGTCCAGGCCGTTGGGCGTGCCGGCGGTCTTGTTCCGGCACTGTGCGATGTAGTCGTCGCGGTGGCTGATAAGCTCGTGGAACGATCCGCCTGAGACGATCGTGCCGTCCGTGCTCAGCTTGCAGTAACCGTTGACCTCCAGCGAATCGCCTGGCACCGTCGAGTCACCGAAGCGGCCGGCGCCGAAGTGCGAGAACTTCGCCGCGCCGACAGAGCGGATCGAGTACATGCCGGTGCCGCCGGACATGTCGGTGTAGAAGGCAGCCGTGGTCGGCGCGCCCTGGGTCATGTTGCTGACTCGAACGCCTGCGGCAATGCCGGTGATGCGCGTCGCATGCCCGAGATTGCCGGCGTTGAAGCCGAACACATTCGCCACCGTGCCGGTGCCGTCGATCAGGTCGACATCGGCGGCCGTGAACGAGCTGCACTCCCCGATGGTGTTGTTGCTCTCGTTGGCGATGTGGGCTTCGTACACACGCGCGGTCGTCACGTTGCCGGTCGCGCTTCCCGCCAGGCCCAGGCGAACGAATGCTTGATCGGCCATCGCGAAGGTGACCGCCCCCGCCGTGTGACGCAGCTCGACTTGCGTGTTGCGCGCATTCACCTGGGCTGCGGCGTTCGCGCCCGAATAGGTGATCGTTTCCTGGCGGCCGCGAATGTCCGACGTTCCGCTTGCATTGCCGCTTGCCGTCGTGATGTTCGCGCGGGCATTGTTAGCCCCCGCCGCTGCTACGCCGATGGCTCGCGTCTCGGTGTAGTTGGCCGGCGGGTTGAGGATGTCCTCGAGTCGCTTGCCGACGGAGAGCGCCGGGTACCCGAGGCCCTCGGTGTATCCGACGATGGCGGCGCCGGCGGTATTGCTCACCGCATTCGCGAGGTCGGCGCGAAGTGCGGCCGCGGAACCGGCAGCCTCCGGCGTTTCGAGCCTGAGCGGACCCCAGATCAGGTTGTCGAGCGAGTCCTTCAGGGTGACGTCGTAGGCGCCATTCCAGTAGACGGTCATCTCCCCGCGCGCATTCGCGATCACCGGATTCGTGTTTGTCGGGCCTCCGGTCTGGTCGGTATAGGTCGACTTCGGCGTGCTCGTGCCGGGCACGTACGTGTAGAGCTTGAACCCGACGCCAGGGAGTCCGGCGTTCGTGGTGAAGCTCTGCTTACCCTCCGGAAGGACGACTGCTGACATGGCTGTTCCTGGGCTATGCTTTGGGGATGGACACGCTCTGGGGCTTCAATCCGATCTTCATCGGCTACCTAGGGGCGCTTGTCGTCCTGGCGGCCCTGGGCTGGCTGGGCCGCAAGTAGGCTGCCGTACACCGCCGGATAGCCGAGCAGCTCGCTGAGCGGGCGCGATTGGCCGGGGGCCGTCAGCGACTTCGGGACGTTCAGTGCCTGCCCCTGCTGCACGCCGCGCACAGTGCCCTGGATCATGGTGCTGAGCCCGAGCGGGAGCTTCCCGGATACCGAGTCCAGCAGGTCCATCGCTCTAGCGAACAGCATCGCCCCGCTGTTCGAGTTGTTCACCGCCGAGCCGGCCGGCTGCGCCGAGAGATAGGTGCCGGCCTGGCCGACGGCGCGAAGCTGCTGAATCTCTTCGGGGCTGAAGAAGGCCGAGAGCTTGCGATCGCCGATTCGATTGAGCGCCGCGCTGTACGCCGCGGGGCTGAACTTCGTCACATCCTCGGTGTTGTTCGTCGCCGCGCCTTTCAGGTGAGCGACGAGGTTCTGGCGCACCGCGCTGAGCGCCTCGGGGCTGCCTGCGACGGCGCGCTGGAGCTCGCGCACGTCGGCGACCGTTGCGCCTTGGCCGGTGATGAACTTCTGCACGAACTGGTCCGGCTCGACACCGTCGACGACAGCTTTCAGCGCCGGCGTGCGCTCGACGCGCTGCATCCAGTCGCGATTGGCCGCGCGCGCCTTGTTGAAAGCGGAGATCGATTCCTCGCCGAGGGCAACTGGACTCGGCGGCACGGTGCCCGGAACGGCCGGCAGCGCACCTGGGTTCACGCTCGGCGCCGAGGCAAGCGGCGTCTCGTCCAAGGCCTGACGCACCTTCGACAGCGCCATGCGCGTCTGCCCGTCGCTGGACGCGCGCTGCAAATTGCCGATGGCAGTCTTCAGCTGCTCGGCATAGTCGACCGTGAACGGAACCTTGCCGGTCGCGATCCGGTTCATATGGTCGGCCACCGACGGCGGCAGCGCTCCGCCGAGGAGAGCTTCGTCGAGGGCCTGATTCGCGCGCTGCGTGAACTCGGCACCGTTTAGCTGAGCGCTCCGGCCGGCCGTATCGCGCGCCTGGTTGTACAGGCCTCCGATGTTCGTCTGCGCGGCCTGGCGCTCACGCTCGAGCGCGCCGATTACCCTCTGGCCCGTCGCATAAGCGTCCGGAGCACCGCGCGCCCCAGCCTCGTCCAGAGCCCCCAGAAGAGCCCGCGTATTGCTGTTCTCCACAGCGGGGAGCTTTTGGAGGCTGACATCGGTGCTGTTAGCTCCTGTCTTCGCGAGGTTGCGTTCTCGCGTGATCTGCACGGGATCTTGCGTGATCGCCCCGCGGGTCGGCTGCAGCCCTGGCACCTGGCGGAGGACCGCAAGCCGGCGAACCGCTTCCGGGTCGAGTTCTCGTCCGGTCGAAAGGGCCTGCCCGACCTCCTGCCGAAGACCTTGCTTCACTCGCTCCGGCACGTTGCCCCAGTCGATCCCTGCGTTGCGCATGACGAGCTCGATCTGCTGTTCGGCTTCGCGCTCGACGACAGATGACGGCGTGAGAGGCCGCTTCGCCGAGTCGGCTGCGCCTTTGCCGGCGTTGAACAGGGCCGGCGTCGCGATGCCGCCAGCCATCGACGCGACGGCTTGCTCGACCGGACTTCCGCCTGCCTCGCGCACTGCGCCGCCGGCGAGACCGGACCCGGCCGCAGCCAGCGCCTGCTGGCCCGGATTGGCAGCGAGCACGTCTGCGCCGGCCTTGACCAGGCCCGTCGCGCCGCTCGATAGCGCGCGAGCACCTCCGGCCAAGCCGCCTGCGCCTGCGACGAGCCTGGCAGCGTCACCGACGACGCGCTCATTTGCACCTTGCGGAGTGGGCAGTCCGGCGGCGTCGGCACCCTTCGCTGCGGTCTCCGACAGCCGGCCGACCTCTGGCAGTCCGAGGCCGCGCGCGATCGGGTTGACGATGAGGCGGCGGATCGGCTCGGTTCCGATTTCAAGGCCCTGCGCGAGGCCCTCCATGCCGTACCGAGCCGTCAGCCCAAGCTGACGCGGAATGCCGCGGAGCGCGCTGCCGGCCTCGACGGCTGCCGGCTGCTCCGCCGGCGCGTCCATTCCCTTCAGGTAGGTGCCGAGCGCGCGCACGGAGGCCGAATCGCCCGCCTTGTCGGCGTTGACGATGGCCTGCATGATCTCTTCGCGCGTTGCCATCACTTCGCCCCGTGCTTGCGCAGGATGGCCTCGATGTCGGGCGGCACACCAGTTGGCGCCGCTGTCGGCATCTCCGCCGGCGAGTTGATCGTGTAGAACGGGATCAGCCCCTCGGCTTGCGGGATCGCCTTCAGGCGCTCGACGTTCTGCTGGTGCTGTCCGATTCGAGCCCTGGCGTTCTTCTCCAGGCCGGCGGCAAGCGCCTTGAGCTCGGGCGCGGACATGCTGATGTCGCCGCCCGCTGCGCGCTTCACGAGCGCGCGTTCGGCGTCGGACATGGCGCCCTGCCCCTTCATGCTCTGTGCGGCGTCGAGCTCGGACTTCGCCATGGCCTGCATCGCAAGCCTGGTGTTGGCGAGTTTTTCGGCGTCGTTGCCACCGCCCACCCCGAGCGCGGAGCCGATCTGCGCCATGATCACGCGCGCGTCGGCGCCCGGGCCGGTGATGAGGTTGCCGGAGTCGAGCAGCTTGCGCAGCGTCTGCGCGTTCTGCACCGTCTGCACGGCCGACTGCGCTCCGGAGAGGCCGGCGTCGAGCTGCTTGCCAAGGCCTTCGGCCATCGTGTCGAGCAGCGGCTTGGCAGTGTTGATGCTCAGCTTCGTCGAGCCGGCCTGCGCGATCTGGGACTTTGCCTTGAGGTAGCCCGGGTCCACCGCGAGCTGGCCGTTTAGACCGACGGTGAAGCCTTCCGGAGCCTTGACGATCGGTGCGCCTTGGGCCTGCGAGAACTGGCCCGTCATCGGGTCGACCGTGCCCTGAAGGATGCGGTTGCCGGCGTCGATCGTCTTGAACTGCGGCGTCATCATGTCGAGCCGCTTCGCCGCATCCAGGCTTTCCAGCCCCTTCTGCATGAGGAACGAACGCAGCGCCTGCGGATTGCTCGGGAGCGACTGAACAGCCTTCAGGCCTTCTTCAGGCGTGACGAGTCCTTGATTCACGAGCCCCGACAGGCCGGCGATCACGTCCTGATGCGTCACGTCTGGCTTCTGCAGCAGCGCAGAGAACATGCCGTTCGTGGCCTCGGTGCGCTTCTTCACGAGGTTGTACGTGCGCTCGTCGATCTGGCCCTGCGTGTTCTTCACATCGAGCCCGGCCTTGTCGGCCTCTGCAAACTGCTTCTGCAGCGCGGGGATACGTGAGCCCATGCCGCCGCTCGCGAGGCTGCTCAGCAGAGCGCCACGGTTCAACGCGCCGCCCGGCCCGACGTTCGTGCGATAGGCGTCGTTCAGCGCGCGCTCTTCCTCCTGCTGCCGCTGAGCCTGCTGGATCTGCATTTCCTGCAGCCGCTGTTGGCCGAGCAGAGACTTCAGGCTCGCGGCCTTCCCGAACGACTCGAAAGGCGAGTCGATTTGCGAGACAGAGCGCAGGGCGATGGATGGATCGATCGGCATGTTTCGTCCTCAGCCGTACCAGGGATCAGCAGCCGATCCGCCCCACGACTGGCCGCCGCTGTACCAGCCGGGGTTGGCCACTGGCTGCGTCGTCTTCATCAGGTCGCGAAGCTGCATGTATTGCCCCGCGCTGTTTACGGCGCCGCCGATGGCGTTGGCCTGGCCGACGTAGCCGCTCGCTCGAGCGTTGCCGGCGCCGATCTGGTTCTGGCCGATGCTCTGCGCCGTCTGCGAGCCGAGCTGCGCGACATCGCGAGTCGCCGTCTGTCCCGTGCCGGCGATTCCAGAGAGGCGGTTGAATCGACGATCGAGGTCCGCGTTGTAGCGGTTGTAGGCGCTGCCGTACTCTTGCGACGCGAGGTCTTGCCCGTACTTCGACAGCGCCTTCAGCGTGGCACCGCTGAGCAGTCCGCCACGGCCGGCAGCGCTGCCCTCGAGCATCCGCTGCCCCTCGCTCTGACGGAACTGGTAGCCCGGATCGGCCTGGAAGTCGGCCAGCGAGAAGTCGCGGTTGAACTCGCCGAAGCCGGGGGACGATTCGCCGAACACGCCCGGCTGCCGAGATCCGTCGGCAACGTAGTGGTCGTAGGCAGTCTGAGGATCGCCTTCCTGGCGCTTCTGCTCGAGCCATGCAGCGGCGTCCGGCCTGGCCGCCAGGTAGGCCTGCTCGTCGAATGTCTCCTTGCCGCGGATGCCGAGCCCGCTTGCCAGTTGGCCGAGTGCGCCGACACCAGCCTCCCGCCAAGGCGCGTAGTCCTCGCGGTTCTGGTTGAACATCGCCAGTTCGGTGTCGCTCGCCGTTTGAGCGGCCTGCGTCTGCGCATCAGCAGCCTTGCTCGCGCCGCGCGATGCGACAGCGCCACCGATGACTGCGCTGCCGACGATTGCTGTTGCTATGCCAGACATGGCCGCTCCTCGAACGTGATGCCGGACAAGCCAAGTGCCTGCCGATAGTCGATCGTCACTTCCTCGCCCGGGTCTCCGCCGCGGCATCCTTCGATGCGCCGCAGCGCCACAAGGTCGATGTCGCCGCCTTCGCGCAGCACCATCCGCGCGTTGGGCGACATGGAGTGATTCGTGAAGCACCCGGCTGGCGTGCGCATGCCGCCGATGCGCGCCGGCGCAATGACTTCGCCAGCATCCACTGGGGTGCTGAGGAACAAGCCGCGGCCTTCAATCGGCGACGGGAGGACACGAACCTGAACGCCTGCCGGCATATCGATCTGGTCCGCTTCGTTCTCCGATTGCTGGCGCACCAGTGCGTGCGTGAACCCAGCCTCGGCTATGACCCTGCGATAGTCCTCTCGGTCTGCCTCGCGCTGCAGCGCGGCGACTTGCTGGCGCGCCTGATCGTTGGCGACCCACGCCGGACTCTTGTCGAGATAGGTCGCCTCGAGCTTGTCGATGTCGCGCTCAGTGGTGGCATAGACGTTCTGCCAGACCGTGTCATCGAGGATGCGCCCGACCTTTCGCCCCGGCTTGCCGACATAGATCAGCGGGGCGACGAGCTCTCGAACGGAGCCGTCATCATCGATGATCTCGACTCGGCCCTTGATCATGATGTTCAAGTGCTCGCAGCGCTGGCGGTGGCCGATGGCGACCGCTCCGGCGGGCAGCGTCACTTCGCGGATGTAGATCCCTGGACCGAAGTAGTGCGCGACAGGGCACGGCACCTGTTCGTGCTGAAGCATCTTCGCCTCGAGCGCGTTGATGTCGAGCGAGATCTCGTTCATGAAATCTCCACTCCGCTCGCGACAAGCGTCAGGCTCAGCCCGAGCGCCTGCAGCGTTCCGCCGGCCTCGATCACCTGGTTGACGAGTTCGGGGCACCTGTCGACGGCGCCCGGCGCCACAGCCCGCGCGCTGATGAGGATGTTCGTCGCGCCCGCGGCGCCGCCGTTCGGCACCAGGTGCACCGTGAGATTGACGGCGCCGGCCGTCGAGTTGCAGACGTTCGCGTTCTTCACGACTGCCTTGGTGGCCAGCGGCGCGGTGTAGTACGTCGCAGCGGCGCCTGTGAGCTGCGAGCCGCTGACGAGGCGCTTTGCGGTAACCGTCATGCGAAGGCCTCCAGCGTCTCGAGATCGCTGACGCGCGCCGCGAGAGCATTCGTCGCTGCGATCTGCGCGGCATCGATGACCGTCTGCGCGGCGCGGAACTCGTTGAAGGCCTGCTCGACCGACGCCAGAGCGGCCGTCGAGTCCGGGGCCGTGGCGAGTTCCGCGCGCAGGTCGCTGATGGCCGCGTCGATCACCGCGTTGCCGGTCCCATCGGCCCCGCCTATGCGATCGAACACGGCCTGGAAGAACAGGTACCAAGGGCGATTGAAAGCCCCGGTCCGCGGATCGAGCGGCTGCTGTCCGTTCACCGGCAAGATGAAGCGGCTCATGACGCACCCACCGTGACCTCGGCGTCCGCGCCGATGATGCAGACCTTCACCGGATCGGCGATCGTGACTTCGAAGACGCGATCGCGAGACCAGCCGAGGCGTCGCCAACGGGCGCGCGTGCGGTACTCTCCGATGCGCCCGATGGAAGTCCAGTGCGAGTTCGACCAGGTGTGGCCGCCGTCATCGCTCCAGCGCAGCATGGCCTGTGGGCTTTCGCCTGGGTTGAACGGGTTTCCGACGCCGGTTTCCATGTCGATCTGCAGCGAGTGGAAGAACTGGCGCTTCAGGCCGGCCGACAGGTGTGGGCACGTGCGGCGCCGAAGGATCGGGACGGCCGATCCATCTTCGTAGACATCGAGGCGCCAGCGGTACAGGCGCGCAAGATCCTTGTCTCCGACGATCGTGTCGCCTAGGAACTGCATTTGGCATACGGGGCGGATGCGCTCGAGAGCACCGGTCGCCGTGTCTCGGAACGCGCGCTCGTGCCACAGTCCGGTGCTGATGTCGTAGCACCATGTCTTGTTCGCCGCCGGGAAGCTGATTACGTAGAAGCTGTGACCTTCCTGCTGGTACGTGAAGGCGATCGCGTCGCTCAGATCGCCGTACCCCGCGAAGGCGAATTCGATGGCGTGCGTGCTGATCCGCTGCGGCTGGTAGTTCACCGCGCGCCAGACGATGCCGGCGCCCTCGTCGCTGCGGCCGAGCCACAGGAAGCTGCTGTCGATCTTCGCGATCGAGTTCGGCGCAATGCACCCGATCTCCATCGAGGCGCCCTGCACCTTCACGAACGGCTCGTCGGCGTCCTGTGACGGCTGGAATACCTCGGTCGAGTTCTGCCCCAGTTCCCACAACTCGCCGAAGCCTGCAATCTGCGTGACGATCGGGTCGGGCGACGACTCGGCCGTGGAAAACGACAACCCATCGATGTCCGTGCCGTAGACCTCCGTCCACTGGAACTGCCCGGTGTTTGCCTTGGGCCAGACAAATCGGCCGGCGAGGAAGCTGACCTTTGCGCCGGCGACGAAATCGGGGTCGACGATGTGCGTGATCGTGAGCGCGACCGGGTCGATGAAGTAGCCGTCGGTGCCAGTGACCAGCATGACGATGGAGCCGTTGTCGGCCATGCTGACAGGCGTCGTTCCTGCCGCGATGGCACCGATCAGGTTGACCGTTGTCGGGCCTGTGATCGCAAACACGGAGTCACTCGAAGCCGCCAGCGCAATGCCATCCGTGAAGCGGTAGGTGCCGCGAATTGGGCCGGAGGTGCCGGGTAGGTCGAATAGATCGAGAAGCCCCGGCGTACCGATGAGCATCGCGACACTCTTCGAATTGCCGCTCCCGCTCACCTCGGCGTAGAGGTTCAGGCACACCTGAGCGTCGAAGTTCAGCGACCTCGCTCGATACGCCCCACCGACGAACGGGAAGGCGCTCATGCCAGCGCCGGGTCAATGACCGCCGGGTCGAACGCCGGGTTCGCGCCCTCGACGCCTGCCGAGTTCTTCCAGTTCGTGACGATGATCTGCGCGTTGCCGTGCAGCTTCGTCCCGCGCAGCGGGTTGCGGTAGGTGACCTCGGCGAGGTTCGTGCCGTAGCTGGCGTTCGTCAGCGTCACATCGCAGTCATACAGCTCGGCGCCGACGATCTGGCAGTTGTCGACCGGCAGCTGGGCTGTGTCGGTCGTGATGCGCAGGCGGCCAGAGCGCGGCAAGATGCCGCTGACGTGCGCCAGGCGAAGCCCGTTGCGGTTCGTGCCGCCGTAGATCTTCGGCTGCAGGATCTCGCAGTCCTTGCCGGTGCCCCAGCACGAGATCCCGGTCTGAAAGCCGAGACCGCCGAGCGGCGTACCGAGATAGATCGTCGGCCGCGTGATGCGCACACCGATCGGCGCGATGACGACGGCGAGTTCGTCGCCGGCGGCGAAGCCGGCCACATCGGCGGTCGGAACCGTGACGTTGCAACGAGCGGTGGTCGTGAGCTTCGTCCAGCTTGGCGCTCCGCTGATTCGGTAGCGCTTGCCCCTGTTGTTGCCGTTCAGCGCGATGAAATCGCGGTTCGCGTAGATCGTGCTGCCCGGAGGTGTGGCTGGCGTCTGGATCGTCGCGGCCGACCAGTCGAAGAACAGCTGCGTGGTACTGGCGACCGTGCCGCCGTTGTCGCTGCCGTCGAGCCGGAAGAAGTCCATGAGCGCGGTGTTCGCGCTCGCCCCGCCCTCGTTGGCCCGCGTGTCGAGGCCGATCGACTCTTCGGAGATGTTGCGCAGGATCGGCTCGTAGACCTCGCAGTTGTCGAGCGAGTCGTTCGTGCCCTGCTCGCCGAAGACGATGCCAGTGCGGCCGCCGTCGACATCCAGGTGATCGAACAAGAGGTAGCGGCCACCGTTCAGCTCGATGCCGCGATAGGTGTTGTTCGCCGTCGAATAGCGGATCTTGACGTTGCTGAAGCGCGAGTAGCGGCACCGCTGCAGGAACATCGAGTACGCGCAGTCCTCGAAGTACGGATTGAACATCCGGATGTTCTCGTGCATGAGCGAGCCGCTCGCACCCGCGTCGGCGATGGCCTGCGTCGCGCAGCGGATGAACTTCTCCTGGATCGAGGTGAAGTTCGTCGTGTTCGACGTCGTCCTCCAACGCCAGCCGATGTTGCAGTCCTGGTGCAGAAGGCCGATCGCTTCGATGCGGTCGCCTGGCGCGCAGTAGCCGGTACCGGTGAAGCCGCCCGACCAGTCCGAGAACATCTTCAGGCCGTCGGGGATCGCGAGCGCGTTGGTCGTGAGCGTGACCAGGCGATCCATGTAGAGCGGCCGGCTCGCCGCGACAGCGGCCGCAGCCTGCGTCACGAACGAGGCCTCCGTCGAGTCGAGCAGCGTGAGGCAGTTCGGCAGCAGCGGAGCGATCAGCTCCTGCAGATCGTTCTCGAAGTTGCCGAGCGTGTAGTCCACGGAGCCCGAGGCGATGGCGACAACCACCACGCAAGGCCCCTGAATGACCGTGCTCCAGGCGCCCGAGCGCACGCTGATCTGCGGCACGCTGAGCACCATCTTGGTCAGGGTCGCGAGCGCCGAGGTGGCGCGCAGCGACACGTACTCGTCGGCCTCGAGGTTGAACGTCTGGGTGTTCCGAGTGAGGACGGTCATTTAGTAGCCCCTCAGCCAGATCGCGCGCTCTTGCGAGGCGAGTGCGAGATCGAATTGGGAGACGACCTTGCGCTTCATCGAGCGCTTGAAGTCGGCGACGCACTCACGGTAGGTGTCCATCACGGTCTGGAGCACCGGGGTTCCGAACTCGCCGGCCAGCTCGACGCCGAGCGTGTAGCGCAGCGCCTTGGAACCGCCCGGTGGGTACTCGATGCTGGTCGACGTGGTCGCGACCGATGCGAGGGAGGTCGATGTGCTCATCGTGAGCGTCGTGTTCGCGGCCGGCACCGGCCACAGGATCACGCGCCCCAGCGGCATGTCGTTCAGGTAGACCAAGAAGAGCCCGATCTGCTCCTGCTGCGTCTTCAGGCTCAGCAGGTTGTACTGGAGCTGATCGATGATCTCGATCGGGAAGTCGACGCCCTGCACGGTGCAGTAGGCGCCCTCGATGCGCACCGGCCGCGTGGTGTTGAAGTTGCCGCCGGCGCCGATGGTGTAGGTACTCTGCCCAGGGACAAGCGGGAACGACTGGTTCGCGGTCTGCCAGATCGACAGCGTGCCCGTCGTCCACTGCTCGATGACGTCGTTGAGCACCGCCAGGCCGTCGTTGATCTCGTCCGCGGTCGCGGTCTCGCCTGACTCGAGGATGCCCACCAGCCGCATCGCGGACTGGATCAGGTCGACGGCGGCGATCGGGCTGGGCACTGCCCTACTCCGACTTCGTTTCCGCGGCCTTGGCTGCGATCGCCTTCTGGAGCTGCTTCACGCCCCAGGTCTGGCCGTACTCGATGCCCAGCGATGTGGCGAGCTCGCGCATTTCGGCAAGCGTCGGCTCGACCGTCTCCGGCAGCGGCTCTGACTTCTCGACCTTCTTCGCGTCGCGCGCAGCCCAGTCGTCGAGCAACTGCTTCTCTTCGGCCTCGTCCACGCACAGGACGGCACCAATCCCCGGCGCGCGGGTGACCCACTTCGAGTACGACATGTCGGGTTCCTTTCAAAAAGGCCCGACCCCGAAGGGCCGGGCAACCTCGCTCAGGGAGAAATCAGCCCAGCACGGCCATCCAGCTCACCTCGGTCGCGGCGGTCGCGTTCGCGGTGAGGGTGATGGTCATCGCGCCGGCGGCGCACGACACGCGCTCGACACGCAGCGCGGTCGCATCCGCGGCCGCCTGGGACACTTGGGCGAAGCCCTTCGTGTTCGTGCCGATCAGCGGGTTCGTGATGACGACCGTGGCCGCGCCGATGGCGCACGCCGCGGTGCCGACGATGAGCGGCAGCAGCGTGTTGGGTCCGAGCCCGTTGGTCGCCTGCGCGCCCGGGGTGACCGGACCCGAGCTGGTGACCGCAAAGCCCTGGGCGATCAGCGCCGCCTCGAGCTCCGCCGAGAACTCGACGATGGCGCCAGCAGCGAAGCCGGCATAAGGGCGATTCATGAGAATCATGGTGTGTGCTCCTTGGGTGGTTCAGAGCGCGTAGAGGCAGCTCAGCTCCGGGTAGGTCGCGGCCCACCCGAAGAGCACGTCGATACGCATGATCGAGGTGTCGTTGATGCCGTCGTAGAACTCGGTCACCTTCACGGTGAAGCCGTCGTCGGTCATCTGGGACACGTCGATCACCCCCTTGCCGCCCGGAGGCGCCCACATCGGCACCATCGCCAGCGTGAAGGCGTCCTTGTGCAGGCCGACGCTCGCGCTGTACGAGCCCGACGCGGTGCCGAAGATGACGAACGGCTGGCCCGTGGTCGGCGAGGCCGTCACGTTCTGGAAGGCGCCGGTGGTCACGATGGCCGGTGCGATCGGCAGACTCGTGGCCGCCGCCGCAACGTCCGCGGTGATCGTGAACTGCGCGAGCACGCCGGTCGACTGGCGGCTCTGCGGGTTGACGTTGAACACGCCGGGGAGCGTGATCTTCGTGCCGCGGGTGATCGTGCCGCCCAGGCCGACGACGGTGATGCTCGAACCGGTCTGTCCCGCGCCGTTGACGTTGGTGCCCGCCACCGCCTGCGTCCCGTTGGTGTGGGTCGCGACGTTCTGGTCCATGCTCGGCGAGATGCCGAGGTTGTCCTGCATCACACCGTCGCGGTACTGCTTGCTCAACGACTTTTGCTCGTTGAAAAGACCCGCATAGCCAATGATCAGCGAGCTGTTGAGCGCCGGCGACATGATCAGCGAGCGCCGACGGTCACGTGGTGCCGCGTTCTCGTCCATCCGTTGGTTGACGCCGGTGATGGCCTGCAGCGCGAGCAGCTGCGTGTTGGGCGGAGTGCCCGGCGTGCCGATCACGTTGTACGAGGCCAGCCGCGCGAGGTCGAGGCCCTGGCGGTCGATCTCGTTGCACACCGGCGCGATCGCGGCCTGGATCTTGTCGCTCAGCCGCGTCAGCGACAGCGTGCGCTCGAGGCTCGTGAAGCTCAGGTCGCAGCCACCTTGCGCCAGGGTCAGCGGGACGGTGGTCTCGACGGTCGACTGCGGAACAGCGACCCGGCCGGCGCGGTAGGTGTAGCGCGGCGGCTTCTTGATGTTGATGGTCTGGCCCGGAGCATAGCCGCGGGACATGTTGCTGGTGAACTCGGCCTCCCAGTCGCGATTGCACGCGGCCGAGAATGTGAGCATGTTCTTCAGGATCGCCAGCGATTCCTTCGCGACGATGCTGCAGGTGACAAGGGTGTTCGACATGATGGGGCCTCAGATTCGGTGACGTATCACCTGGCCCACCACGCTCCCTGTTGCTTGCGGTATGCCTCGTACTCGGCCTGGCTGGCTTTGCTCAGGTCGATGACGTTGCCGCCGCCGCTCTTGACGGGCGTGATGGGCGCAGGCGCCTTCGTGACCGACTTCAGAGGGGGCTTGGGACTCTCGAGGCTTGCGCTGAGCTTGCCGAGCTCGACGAGGGCCGCCCTTTCGGACAGGCCGGCGATGCGTTGCGCTGCGTCCGGGTGCTTCGCCAGGTGGTATGCCAGCGCGGGTCCGTGCTCGCTCTCGAGCAGGGCCTCCATCACATGACTCGGGATCGGCGTCTCCGCTGCTCCCAACACCTCGGCGAAGTCCGGAGCGGTCTCGGCGAACTTGGCTTGGCGCTCGCTCCAGGTGCTTGCCCTGGTCTCGCGCTCAACCCGCTGCTGAGCCTGCTTCGCTTCCGCATCGCGCCTGCTGAGGGCCTGCTCGATCCGCTGATCGGCCTTCCACTCGGCGAGCGCCTCGACGTACTCGTTGTGATCGGAGAACTTGTCTGGGGTTGGCTTCTCGGCCGCATCGGCCTTGGCCGACGAACTCCCCTTCCCAGCTTCCGCGACGCCCTTCCAGTAGGCGGCCTCGCGCTCCGCTTCGTGTCTCGCTCGTGTCAGCTCGTCGATCCGGGGCTGCAGGGACTTCCTGAAGCGGCCCTTCTCGTCGCGCTGAGCGCTGTCCTCGTCCTTTGCCTGCTCTGGAGCAGCCTCGGCTGTCGCTTCGGAGCCGTCATCCGCTTGCGCGGGCGTCTCCTTGACTTCCGCCGCCTCCGGCGCCGTTTCGGGCGCTTGTTCGGTCACTGGCTGCTCGAAGGTGATCTCTTGTGCCGGCATGGTTTCCCACGATTGAGGCCCTGATCTGCCCAGGTAGCAGGCTGGGTGCGCGATCTCGTCGACAGCCACTCGACGCGCGATGCGCCGCAGTGTCCGGAAATCCTCGAACTACGCGATGAGCGCGGCGACGATGTAGGCGATGTCCTCTTCCTCGATCTGCGCGCGGATGGCTTCGGCCTGCGCGCGGGCTTCTTCCTTCAGCTCGAGGAGTTGCTGGAGCAACTGATCGCGCACCTCTTCGCGCTGAGCCTGCTGCATCTCTGCGTCGTACTGGCGCGCGATCGCGTCGAGACGAGAGGCCTGCGCGATGGATCTCGCCAGCTCGGCTTCGGCCTGAGCGTTGACGGCTGCAGCTTCTGCGCGCCGCAGCGTCGCGACAGCTGTCCCTGGCGCTCCGGCGCTCCCGGCGAGACGAAACACGAGTTTGCCGGGGCCGCCTGGATCGAGCGAATCGACGATCAGGTCGCAGACCGTGTCGCGGACGGCTGTGGGGTGTGTGACGGACATTACTCGGGCTCCTTCGGTTTCTCCGGCTCAGGCACCGGCGAGCCGACCAGTTCGTACGTCTCGACCTTGCCAGTGTCCTTGCGCGTCACGTGGATCGTCGCGCGCAGCACGGCAGGCTGCGGCTGCAGTTCGTTGGGCTCTTCGTTCATTGAATCGGCTCCTGCGGCCCGTCGTCATCCATGATCTCGCCGCCGTAGACCTGCCCGCTCGGGCCGGTGATGGACAGGCGGCCGCCGTCCAGCGCGCCGGTGTAGGTGCCGCCGCTCGGGGCCTGGAGGGAAAGCTTCTTGCGCTTCGGCGCGGCCTGTTGCGTGACGAGCTGCTGCAGCATGCCGGCCATCTCGGCGAGCATGTCGGGCTGCTTCTGCCCGCCGTCGCCCTGCGTCACCGCGGCTTCTGCCAGCGCCGGCGGCGGCTTCATGTTCTCGACCAGCAGCTTGATCGCGCCGGTGAGTTCCGCCACGTCCATGCTCGAGTTGGCCTGGATGTTCGCGACCTCGACCTTCGCGGCCGCGTCAACCTTGGCCTTCTCGATGCCGGACTGCAGCTGCTGGTTCTCCGCGCTGAGCGCCTGCACGGTTTGATCGAGCTGGGCCAGCATCTGCCGCACTTGCGGCGGGATGTCCTGCTGCTCCTCGCCGTCTTCGCCCTCGGTGAGTTCGGGCGGGATGGTCTTCTTGATTCGCTCGGCGATCTCGTCAGCGCCAGGCCAGTCCATCGCCTTGACGACCTTGTCGCCGGCGATGTCCATGAGCTTCGGCCACGACTGCCCGAACTCGACCATGGCTTGGGCCGCCTCCTGGCGCAGCGTGGAGTACTGCGGGCCGGTGCTGACCGTGACGTCGTAGGTGCCGACGGTCAGGTCGTTCAACACGGTCTTGATCGCCTTGGCCTGCTTGCCGCTCTGCTTGGCCTGCTGTGCTGCCTGCTCTTGCTTGGCGATCTCCTGCGGCGGCATCGGCTTGTTTATCTCGGCGCTCTTGACCGTCTGGTCCTCGCCCATGATCCGCACGACACGCTCGGCGTCGTAGTAGCTCGGGATCATATTGATGATGCAGCGCCCGACGTGCCGCAGCGTGCGCATCAGGTTGTCGGTGTAGTGGAAGTTCGCGACATCGCCCTCGCGCTGGCGGGCGATGATGGCCTTGCCGCTGGTCTCGTTTCCTCGAGCTCCCAGGCTCGCGTCGAAAATGCCCGTCGTGGCCTTGATGTCGTCCGAGGCGTGCTGCGCCATCGTGAGCATGCCAGCTGGCACATCGGCCAGCGGCTGACGCTGCGGCGCCGGCGCGAGCATGCCGCCGAGCGCGACGGGCTTGTACGTGATGAACGGGCTGGCGCTGTTGTTCGCGGCTGCCCATTCGTCCTCGTGGCCATCTTCCTGGCCCTCGGCCATCACGTACTTGGCCTTCGGACGTAGCGCAACCTCTTCGGTCGCCGCGGTCATCCAGACGTTGTACATCTTCGCCGGGTCCATCGCGTTCTTGACGAGGCCCGAGCGAACGACCTTACCGTCGAGGTCGACCTCATCGCCCCACACGGGGAAGACGGGAATCCACTTGCACTTGATCTCGGCGCGCTCGAGCACGTCGGTCGCGCTGAGCTTGAACCACTCGACCGTGCGCTTGGCGCTCTCGCGCTCCTTGACGATGGTGACACCGGCAGCGTTGGCCGCAGCCTCGTCGAGCTCATCCTTCCAGCCGGTCTCGCCGTTGCTGAGCAGCACGAGCGTCGCGGTCTTCATGCTGACGCGGTAGTACTCGGTCACCCGCACGGTGTTCTCGTCGAACCAGCCGGTTCCGCGATCCCCCAGGCCTGCGACGAGTGCGTCATCGCTTGCCTGCGCCTTCGGGTAGAGCCGCTTGAACTCCGTCTTCGGCATCTTGGTGCTGATCGCGCACTTCGTCTGGTCGCTGCCGTCGGGCTCGGTGCTCGCCGGGTCGAAGTAGACCGTGAAGGCGTTGCGGATGCGCTTGAAGACGATGTCCTGGTCGAACGATTCCTCGTCGCAGTACTCGGTCACGAGGCGGAAGTAGCCGTAGCCGATAGCGGCCGCGGAGTTGACCGCGGTGTCGTAGCAGACATCGGCGTTGGAGGCGTACTCCATGTGCCGGATGAGGCCCTGGAGAACCTCAGCCGTCTCGACATCGGCGCCGTCGTCGACCGGGTGCACCTTGATGCTCGGCACGTTCTGCCGCTGGTCGTTCGTGACCTGGTGCAGGTAGGTCGGCAGCTTGTTGATCGTCAGGCACGGCCGGCCGGTGAGCTGTCGCTGCGCCCTGGCCTGCGGGTCCCACTGGTCTCCGGCGATGAAGCGCAGCGCGTCGAGGCCGTTGCTGCGGTTGTCTCCGTCCGCGGCCGTGCTGGTCTGCATGTACTCCTTGCACTCGGCGATGATCGCGTCGTCGTCACCCTTCGGCGCCAGCTTTTCGTCGTCGCCCGTCATTGCACTGCCTCCGCGACGGCCTTGGCGATGCCGGTCAAGTAGCGCGGCGTCGAGCCCGGCATGCGAGCCATGAGCATCGGATCGGCCTGGATCGGAACGAACCCGAAGCGCCTGGTGTACCAATCGGCGATCTGCGCGCGCGAGAGGTCAGGCTCGTCGAACGGATTGACGAACAGCACCAGCGTGATTCCTGCCTCGTCGGCCTCGCTGCACACGTCGTGCATCAGTTCGGTAGCGTGGCCGGCCTTCCGGCTCTCGATCGGCACGAAGAGAGCGGACAGCTCGCGCGTCTGGGCTCGCATTTCATTCGGGAGCGCGCGGCAGACGCCGATGGTGAGCGTTGCGTCCCCGAGCGTGCGCTGTCCTGGGTTCACGGCGGTCCTGTGGAGTCCGCCGGAAGTGTCCGGAAATCCTTCAGGCCATCCAGCTTGAGACGCCCACCGCCGCCCTTGGCGGCTTCCTGACCTGGTTCGTCAGCTGGTCCGCATTGATCGCCAGGTAGCGGAACATATCGGCGCCGTGGCTGAACTCGTCGTGCACCGGCGCGCTCGGCTCGTTGGTGGTCTTGCTCACATGTCGGCGGTACCGCTTGAGATATTTTACTAA